TCCTCTGACTTTAGAACCCGGTTGCCGCTGCTTTCGCCGAACAGCACACCCGGCGAGGTCGAGAACTGCTTGTTGAGCAGCACGTCGATCGTGGCGTGATCGTATATCTTGGCGACGGCCCACACGTCGGTTCCACGCACGAATGGCAGGAACACGGTGCCGACGATGCGATCGTTGAATTCCTGACTGTCCAGCTTCGGCTTCTTCTCCGGATGGACGAACACCACCGGAAGGCCGTTGCACCGCGCGAGGAAATCGTCGTTCAGATAGATGTTCTCAGGCCGGAAGCAGTATTCGTCCCGAGCGTCTCGGTAGGCGAACCCGGTGCCGGTTATCCTGATCGAGAACAACCAGAACGAACCATACCGCTGCGGGCTGACCAGCTCGCCGGCGGCCATCGCGCGGGCGACACCCAACTCGTCCATCGTCAACCGGTCGAGCGCCACGCGCGCACCGGGATGGAGTGGCTCAGGGGGCTGATCGACCGAAGCCCAGGCGTAGCCGGTGTGCTCGGCATCCAGCGTCGGCACGAACTCGTCACGCACCTTGGCGACGAACGTGGTGAAGTCCACTTCTTCGATTGCCGGCGGCAGGATCGCGCCATCGGGTGTCGGCAACATCGCCGGCACCGCAACCCGGCGCGTCCACAGCGCCAGGCCCTCATACGGGACGGCGCCGATCTCCTCGCTGGTCTCGCGTTCGGCGGCCTGCTCCGCGGTCTCGCCCGGTTCGATATGGCCGCCGGGGAATGCCCACTCGCCCGTGTCGCTGCGTTTGACGAACAGGGCCTTACCGCCACTCAGCAGCATGATGCCGGCGGCTCGGATCGTCATTCACACTCTCCGATTACCGTTGGCGACATCACTCAGCCGCGTCGCTTCTCCAGCGCATCCAGCCGCTCGCCCAGACGCAGGCAGCCATCCAGCACCGCGTCGAGCTTGGCGGCGTCGATACCGGCTTCGCGATATGCTGCGGCTTCGGCCTGCTTTGCCGGGTGACCTGAACGGATCATTTCGGCGATATTGTGGGCTATCGTCGCGTGGGCCGATCCCGGTTCAAGCGGCATCGCCCGGCTCCGTGAACCGCATCGCACGCACGTTGGCGTCGGCGCCTTCCAGCGCCGCGGCCTGCGCTTGCGCCATCTCTTCGCGCTGCTCTTCCTTGCGCTGCCGCTGGAGGTTCGAGCGCGCGGTCAGGGCGGCAATATAGTCGTCGACGGTCATCATGGACGCGCCTCGTTGATCCCTATTACCGCAGGCCCCGCGGCGAACCATTCAGCCGCCTGGGCGAAAGGATCGGCGGCGGGCTCGGACTGTTTTGCCTCTTCGTCGTCGTTGTAGAGACACGCGGTCTCGCTCAGGTCTTCCTGGCACTGCCTCGGGCACACGCGATCGGGGTGGCGCGGGCACCGGAAGTCGCCGTCTGCCATCACGCCGCCATCCTCATCCGCCCCGCCTCGATCCATTCCTGACCCTTGCGGGTCAGCATGCTGTCCGGCAACCGGCGCGGCGACATGATCCACTCATACCAGCATCCGCACGATATTTCCTGCCCCGGCTTGGTCATCTCGTCCATGTAGCCGGCACCCTTGGTCATCAGGCCCTGCCGGATCGCCCAAGAGTCACGAACCGCGTAGACCTTGCCGGCCCGGCCCATGTGCTGCTTGCGCGCATCATAGGACCGATCGTGCTCGCCATGATCGTGCCAGATGCCGGCGATCGCGCCCTGATCGGTGGCCACGATGTCGGAGATGTTCGCGATCAGCTTGTGCGACTGGTCGATGTCAACGCGTCGCTTCTCGAACCGGAATTGCGCGACCGATTTTCCGATGGAGGCCCGCGTCTCGCGCTTGTCGATCGTGCCGTCGCCACCCGGCGGAATCGCGGTGGACCATCCCTGGAACCGCTGCAACGTCCGCTCCACGGCCTCGCGGCGGTGCAGTTTGATCAGATCGGCCGATGCCACGATGCGCCGGTCGAGCTCGGCGCGCAGGTTCGGTCGGATCATCGAAATGTCGAGACGCGACACGCCAGGCACGTAGGTTCCGATCTTGCCGCGGTCGATCAAGCGTTCGAACACCGCGTTCAGACGCTCGCGGGTTTCGGTATCGACGGCGCGCTCTGACCCGAGCTCGGCATCGGCGGCGCGGCGCAAGGTATCAATCCAATACGCCACCCGGTCTTCCGAGACGTAGCCGGTCAGCGATAGCTCGGCGATCGCTTCACTCAAAAGCTGGCGGAATGACTTCCGGCCCGAGAAGCTACCGAGGCCGGGCCATTGGGTGCCTTCAGGCGGTGGGGGTGGCATCTACGCCCGCTCAACTTGCGGCTCGGCGTCAGCACCGTCGCCCACGTCAGGCTGCAACGGCGGAGGCTCAGGCGCCACATAATCCGCTTCAGCCTGCTCATCGATCACCAGCGGCGTCGAGAACAGCTTGCGCTTACTGCTGACCTCATCAGCGGCCCAGCCAACCAACGCGGCCCGGTTCGCCTGATCCTTCAGCAGCGGCGCCATTTCCTTCATCACCGCAACCACGGCCTCGAACCGAACCTTTTCGGTCTCGATCTGCTTGCTGTCAGGCTCTGCCAAGAGGTTCGGCCACGTCGCGGTGAAGCTGTTCTGCCAGTGATAGAACGCGGTCTTATAGTCGAGCTTCCGATACTCGGTGAAATCCTTCTGCATCCCCTCGAAGAACGCCGGCGACCACGCGCGATGCTGCGTCACGCGATCGAGGAAGCTGTATTCTGGCGCCATCTCCAGGCGCATGCGGTCGATGAACCGCGCGATCTGCTTCGCGTCCTCGGTGCCCTCGCCGAAGCCGGACACCAACTCTTCCTGCTCGAGCATTCGCGCCGGCATCGAGGCGGCCATCGCGGTGTTCTTCAGCGCGTTGTCCCGCGCGAATTTCGCCGGCCCTTCCAGGTTCTGGAAGTTCAACGACATGATCTCCTCACCCTCGCCGATGGTGAGCACCTGGCCGCTGACGCCGCCCTTCAGCTGCGAGCGCTTCCAGCCGAAGAACTGCATGATCCGGTTGTTCTGGATCGAGCCCGGCGCCTTCGCCTTGTAGACCAGCAGCCCAACCTTCACCGTCACCAGCCAGTCGGTGATCAGCGATTGTAGGAACGTCTTCATCGGGAACAAGGCCCGCTGGTAGACGCTGCGGCCGACGAACCCGAACGCGCTGTTGGTCCACTCGATGTAGAGCGGCGATTCGTTGATGATCACCACGCACCGCGATGGGTGATACACCTTGTTGCCAACCCGTGGCGCCGTCGCCTTCTGGAAGTCGGGCGAGTTCGGATCCTGGTCGAGCACCAGCGAGCCGGCGGTGGTCAGCGGATCCAGGATCGTGAAGTAGGGCGCCGCTTCCGGCAAGCCGAACCAATCGACCTGCTGGGCCGTTTCGTTCGGCCGGTTGCGATCGCCCATCACCAAGCTGGAGATGCCGTAGATGCGCGATTGCGTCTTGGCGTTGCGGATCAGCGCGTCGCCGCCGGCCCGGTCGCCATGCGCGGCCCATTCGCGGTCGAAGGCCTCTTTCAGCCGTTCCTCGCCACTGACCGGGATCGAGATTTCCCGCGCCTGGCTCTGGGCCATGTTGATCGGCGCTTCGGCCATCTTGTGGCCGAGCGGGTGGTAGGAGAACAGCAGCTTGCAGAGTTCGTAGGACGGTGCGTCGCCGGGGGAGATTGATTCCGCCAGCAGGATGCGGGAGAGCGCGCTCCCCACCTTGCCGGTGAGGATGATCTCGGCGAACTGGTTGCCGCCCTCCGCGGTGTCGGTGCTGAATGATCCGCTCACCGCTGAAACCTTTCGCCGCCGGGTTGCGTTTCATGTGAAGCGCTCAGGCGATGCCGTCCTGGTTGCCGAGCGTGGTCGCAACGGCATAGCAGAACGTGTCGAACAGATCGTCCGCACGCGTTGCTGCCTGCTTGTCGCCGATCCGGAACCCGGTCACCTGCGATAGCATGTGGTTCTGCGTGGTTCCCTTGAACTGCATCGTCTTCAGGAACGCGGGCCGCGAGACTTTGACCTCGCCACGGTAGACCGGTCCCGACGCATTGATGGCCCGGGCATCCTTTCCGGCGCTGGTCAGCTTCGACGGAAGCGCCTCGGCAGGCAGGCCTCGCAGCGCGCATTGCTGCAACAGGATCGAGCCGGATTGCGCATCCTCGATGTAGACGCCGGTCGAGCCATAGACCGCGCGGCACTGGGCGGCCAACTCTTCGCAGCGGGCGAACACGCTCGGTATCCAGGCTTCCAGCAACGCCCCGTCGATCGACACCATGTCCCAGTCGAGCAGGATCAGTGGATGCTGGCCGAACGTCGAATGCGCCCAGTAACTCACCGCCGTGGCGTCGTGGTCGCGACCCTGCTTGACCGCCGTGTCGATGATCGCAAAGACGGAATCACAGCCCGCCGGAAAATCGACCGGCTGGCCGTCGACCAGCAGCTTGTCCTGCGAGAAGAACGCCACGCCTGAGAAGTCGACGAATTCGGCTTCGTATTCCTGCCGATAGACCAGCGGATGCGTTTTTGCCCTCAGCTCGGCGTAAACCTGCCGGCGCCGCTCGTTGTAATCAGCCTCGGTTTCGCCCGGCCGACGCAACGGGACGTGCGGGTTCTGCCAGCTCGGCGCGTGGTACTCGGTGAAGCCGTATTGCGCCTCTTTACAGACCTTCCAGAAGAAATTCCCGGTGTCGTTGCCGTTAGTGTTCGAAAGCGCGTAGGCGGCCCCGGTATAGTCCAGCAGCGTCGGTTCGATCGACTTTTCCCAGATGTCGATCATGTTCGCCTTGGCGAACGCGGCTTCGTCGATGATGACCTTGTGGTATTTCCTCGATCGGCCGGCCCGATCGTTTTCCAGCGACCAGAAGTCGATACGGCCGCCGGTGATGGTGCGGATAACGCCCTCGACCTTCGAGGATGCGGATTTCACCGGCGCCAGGATGTCCGCGATCTCGGCGTATGCTTCGGCGATGAATTTATGCTCTGGCGCGAACCAGCCGACGCTCTCACGCTTGATCGCGCCGTCACATGCGATCGTTGCACCGAACGCCGTTTTCCCCCAACGCCGCCCGCATCTGATCGCCTTGCGGAACGGTCTCCTGCCGTTCTTGTCCAGCGCCAGAAACGCGGCGACCTGATCGGGATGCAGGATCGGAAGGTGGACCTGAACCGCCAAGGTGTATGCCCCGGTGTATGCTATTCGGCGCCAGCCTCGCCGCCGTCAGGACTTTCAATGGGTTGCGTCACCGAGTGGGCGGAGGGATCGTCCGCCACGTCGTCCGGCAGCCCGCCGACAATCAGGATTCTTCCATCACTGTCGTCGCCAGCCTCGGGCCTCGCCACTTTCTTGGCGTCGTAGAACGGCATCGCCACTTCCAGCAGAGCGAGACCTGGCCGAACCAACCCTGCAATGATCAGGGAACGCCCCGCGTAGAGATGCGCTGCGGCCGGCATTAGTTCTTTGATCGCAACAGGACCGAGCAGCGCGAACGCCTCAGCCAGCGCATCATCAACCGTCTGCTGTTTTTCCGCTGTCGCCTTATTGGGCGTGCCCGCAACCCGACCGCCGGTCTTTCGACCTTGGGCCATGGCCTCTACCGTCTACTTTTGGGAAACGTCTCGCGACGCTGGACAAATTCATACCCACCATGCGGCACGAATGTCAAGCCCCTCTTCAAACTGCCGCGACCGGCTTCCGTGT